ATCCCACGTATGGTTTGTCAATTTTGGACCGTCAATCCGCATACTTACTGCCTGCGCTGTCCCGATTGTCGGCAAACGCTTAACATCAGTCACAATTGCCTCTGCGTCAGCGGCCCACAACGCTAAAGTTGCTGAACCTACTTCGTTGTCATTCCACTCAGCGGTGTTCCATACGGACGTTGAGTCGCGGCCCGCGACCACAACGTCGAATGTCTTATACGCCTGTGCCTTGTCAAAGTCACGATAGACGCTTATACCCAACGTGATGGCTGATTTAGCCAATGTAACCATGCGGGCTTTACCCCACCGTTTCTGCACAATCGGGTTCTTTGTCGTTACCCACGTAGTTGTAAAGTGGGACTCAATGTGGGCTTCTGTGGAGCCAAGGTAGCGGTCTGTGGTCCGTGTATCATCTGCATCCATCTGAATAACGCTGCCTGTGTTTGTAACACAGCCACCAACTGCAATCGGAGTATAGTTCGGAGGCCGATACGCATACAGCGGCCCCGCATCAATATCTGTCGTCGTCCACGCACCACCCTCACCCAACGACGGATCATATACCAGTGTGCGTCGTACCGTAGCAGCACCACTGGCAGTCCAGTCAATCGACACGTAGAGGCGGTTGTTGGCCCATGCCAACTGAGGCGGATTTGTAAACGAGATACGTCCGTCGTCAATGGCGGGCTGTAACTTGTTGAACACCCAATGGAACCGTTCTCCGTCATACAAGTAGACACCCGAATGCCCGTGCCACATGAACACCCCGTACGGGGTGGACACAGGGCTGGAAAGGGCAATGGAGCCTACAGTGTTTGACAGTGTGACTACTTGGAAGGAGTCGGAATCGAACCCAAAGACAGCGTATGTGCTGTCATTCTTGCAGACGATCAGACGGTCGCCGTGGGCGACCAGTCCCGTAATGTAGTCACCATGTTCGCCCTTGTTGATGTCCACATAGTCGGATGCCGACCATTTTTCGGCGTCGTTCAGGTTCGACCAACGTAAACGAAACTTTTCGCCTTCAATATTGCCAACCCAAACAAAGTTGTTCCATGCCGCAATATGCTGCGCCTTCGGCATATTCCCTGCCGAACCGTTAATCGTAGTTCCTAAATCGGCGTCTGTGGAACCGTCCCACTTGAACGATACCTTGTCGTATGAGACACCGTATGCGACGTTGTTGAATGTGACCCCGTATACGCGCGAACCGTTGGTTCGCGCGGTGATGTTCGTCAAGGCGGTAAAGTCGCCAGTCGCAGAGTGGGCAACGGCGGTACCGTAGTTGACCATCAACTGATTTGTGGCACCGTCAGTGTGGAAGCCCCAAATGCCCTTTACATCAGCACTCAAAGCCGTAGAGTTACGTCGGTCGATGCCGCTTCGCATGGCAACCCCGCCACGGGGATCGACACTGACATTCATCATGTCGGGGGATTCGTTTTCGGCAAGGTCGAACTGATCTGCCCGCAAATTCAGGCCACCCGCAAATGATTCTAATGTCGCCAACCTGAAGTCGCGTTTAGCCATAACGAGTTACCAAACAATCCCACCTGTGTTTGCATACCGCAACGCCCCATACCCAGCCAAATAGCGGGTATTCGTGCGGGAGTTAGCCACCATCGGTTGTGGTGCAGGTGTATCAGCATACCTGCGTGCCACGTTGTCTAGTTCGGTCTGGAACTGCTGCATGTACTGACTCGCCATCAACGGGTCTTCCTGCTGCAAATATGCCTTCGCCAACCCGTAGGTAGCGAGAATAGGATGGAAAGGGTCAGGTAGATCAGGTTCTGTGCCGTCGTCCGTCCCGACCCCGAAGGTGGTCGGGTTACGGATAGCGCGTACAGTGACCGTGAGAGTGTCGCTGTTGGGAGTTGGGTAGAACCGTACAGTATCGTTCCAGACGCTGTATTCCCACGGTTCGCCCGAAGAGGCTACATCCAGCGGATGATTGAATTCTGCCGCATCTCTTCCAACGTACGCCAGTACGTGATCGTCGGTGCGGATCGCCGCTATCTCTCGCAGCCCCTGAGTGACTGACGCTCCGATGACGGCAAGTGTATAGTCCTTTGTTCCAGATGTAGTGGTAAAGGTCGTTGTGGTTTCAAAGAACGGCCAACGCTTCTCGCTGAAAACGATAGTGTCGAAGCCCTGCCCCAACATGACATCAAGCACTGTGTCGCTTACATCGGTTGAGTCGATGTCAATAACAGAACGGATTTGATCCCGCATCTGTTTAATAGTCATCGCCATTACAGTGCCGCCTTTGCCGCCTGTCGCGTATGTGAAGCACAAAGAATAGACCCAGCAACGGGGCGCGCTTTACACGCGGCCCCGCTGCGGGTCGTAGCAGAACAGAGTGTGGGCTGAGGGGGTTCCCACTCGTCAACGAGTTCTGAAACCCCTGCCACCAAACGCGCGCCTTTAGCAGCCCCCATCGCATATATGGCGGGAGGAGCGCCAACCGATCCTGCTGGGATAGCGTTGGATCGGTATGCGAGTGCAGGGACGCTGTTACGTGCCATTTGTTTCCGTTCTGCTAGACAGTTTGTGGGGGCGGGACTTCCGCCCCCACAAACAAATTGTTATCAGGTAATGCCAAACATGTAACCCTGACGAGCGCGGTTGCTGCAAGTCAAGTTACCGTAAGACAGAATCTGCGCGTAACGCGCATCCTGATTGGTAGGCCGCACGAACGGTGTTGGCTTGAACCAAACGTCCGAATGAGCCACAAGACGCAGGTACTTGGTGTTCAGGAACATCAATTCTCCTGAGGTACAAGCACCGTCGAATGTGACGGGTGCGCCCTTGTAAAGCAGGTTCTGGAATCCAGCATCTGCCGTGTTAGCATCCGAATACCGCAACTGCGGCTGAAGGAGAGCCTCGTAAGACTCATATACAGCCTGTGTGCCGATCAGGATGGTTGGCTGGTCGTTGCCGACTGAAACGGTGTTGTAGGTATTTGCCATTGTGACAAGTGCCAAAGCGCCGCCTTCGTCGGTTTCCGTCGATGCCCACCAAGAGTTCCCCGAGTCAGTCGGATCAATCCCACCGAGGGCTGTGTTCGGCTTGGTAACAATAAGGTCTAGACCAATCCAGTCCTTGTTGCTGTTACCCGTGCCATCACCCCAAAACATGGTGTTCATGTTCTCAATGACGGTTTCCTCAGCCTGCATGATCTTGCCTTCCAGCAAGTCAATGATTTCGGCTTCACCGTTGTTTTTTCCTTCTTCAATACCGTTGATCGTGATAGTGACCGCATACTGCTTCCAGTCGTACTCAGCGGCAGAAATGCCAGTCTGAGCAGTCGTGGCGATAGTATCCGATCCTTCATACGATGCAGCGGTGCTGTTGGTCCCATAGATGATCGGAACAACGATCTTTGCACCACCACTGATGCGCCGAATGGTCTGTCCATTGGTCAGCGCGTAAAACAGTGGTCGGGCAGAGAAGATGTTGTCCGTCAACTTAGGGATGTAGTTCTTTAACGTGGTTGATAGAATCTGATTAAAGTCGTCATTTCCTGCCATGTTAAGTCACCCCTTTCAAATATAGTTGGTTAGTTGTTAGATTCTTCTAAAGCCAGACGATATGCGTCACGGATCGAAGATACCGCGCCGACAGCACGTTCCACATTATCCGAGGTTGAACCTCCCGTAGTCGAATCGACCACGTTCGCAGCCCGCTTCTCTTCCACAATATCAGCGTTTCGTGCCCTATCTTGCATTGACCCGTAGGTCATGTGCGTGTAAGCGGCATCTAAATTGCCTATGTTGTTGCGAAGAGCGTGTGCGTATAGTTCACTCTCGTTAATGTCGGTTCCGTACTTGTCGCGCAGCGTCTGCAAATCCTTCTGCAAATTCTGCTGTCTTCCCGCTCGTTCTTGAGTTTCAATGGAAGTTTCAATTCGTCGCAAGCGAACTTCTTCAGGGTCCAAATCTTCAAGCGGCTCTTCTGCTACCTGAGTGTTTTGGTTGCCCTCAAAGCGTATCCCAAAAGCGTCGGACAATGCGTCGATTGCCCCGACTGGATCAGCCTCTAATGCTTGTACGATTGCCTCTCCTTGAGCCAATCTCTCGCGTTCGGATGCCAACTCCTGCGTTTTACGGGTGTAATCCGCCTGACGCTGGTACCCATTCTGAAGTTCATCCAGTGAAACCTGCTGTTCTACCCCGTCCACTTTGACGGTATGCAAATTTCCTGTTGGTTGTTCTTCATTATTCATGTGGAATCCTTTCGGTTATTCCTATTGTAAAGAATGTAGTGTCCCAAATCACAGATTTGGTAGTTCTATACCCATCTGATTCTGCAACTGGGCCAACAATTCGGGCGGTACACCGCCCGTGGCCTCAAACACCTGATCTGGGATGGGTGCTGGACCCATGCCACCCGACATGGGTGGGGGTGCCATACCCTGTGGGGGTACCCCGCCTTCGGGGGGAGGCGCACCCTCTGGTGGTCCCATCGGCTGCTGTTGTACCAAAAACTTTTCAGGGTTCTGTACCCCAAACCCAAACTGTAGAACGTAACGCGCCAATTCAGCAGGATCAATAACGGTGCCGACCAAAGGCGCAAGGGCGTTCATCAAAGAGATTGCCTGTTGCCGACGAGCAGTCTCGTTCAACGGCTGCGTCGAACCACCCTCAACCGAAAAGTCGAACTCTCCAACAATATCATCCCGCGTATAGGCAACATAGTACTGCTGGTCGTCCTTGCCCGTAATACGAACCATCTGGTCGCGGGTCATGTACTGCTGCATCAACTGGACAACGCGACGACCAATCTCACCGATACAAATTTCTACCATAGCCAACTTGTCGGACGCACGCGCATTGCCTGCATCTGCGATAATCGACGCTTCCGTCGCTGTGCGACGAGTCTCAGGCATCTGACCACGGGCGTATTCAGATACACCGCTGACAGTGTTAATATCATTTTCGATAAGACTGGAATGGTTATACATTTCGGGTGCCAAAGGCACCTGCGGCAATGGTACGACAACTTCACCCAATGACCTGTTTTCATCCACGACGGGTACGAACCGTCCGTCGTCGTCGGACTCCAACGCTTCTCGGCCCTCAGGGCCGAACGAACGCTCATGGTACAGATATTTGCGTGCGTACCGCTTACGATGGTTGACCATCTGCGTGCGAGTCTTGTTCAACTCTTCCTGTAGCGACTCAATGGCCTCCACATCACCCATTGGGTAGAACATGTCAGGAATGTCGTAATTGCGTAACAGAACAAATGGATGTCCAAAGTTGTACGGCATCGGAGTTGGGTCCAACAGGTAGTCGTCTGCACCGTCGGCGCAAACCGAAATCAAACCCTCCTCCAGATCGTAGTACTCGTACAATGTAACCCGTTGAATCAGGTCAGAGTACTGGTCGCGTTCATCGTCGTTTTCCCAACGAATCTTCAAGCCCGAATCGGCTTGCAGATTCTGACGGACACCCTTACGGAACCGTTTATCACCCCGAACTTCTTCAATTGGACGCACAATCCGTTGCGCAATCCACTTGGCATCATCCAAACAGGTTGCCTCAGGGTCGATAAACATATCGAACGGTGAAATGCGTTCCACGAACGGCTGATCTTCCACAATTTCCATTTGTGTAAACGGAATCAAATCCTGCATTTCCTGATCTGTTGGCAGTTCCCCCGCCATCTCAGGATTTTCGTAACCAAAGTCGGCTACCTCTGCCTGCGCAGTAGCGTAGTCTCCCCCTATTTCGTCTTCTGACCGTTCACGTTCCTCCTCAACAAACTTCCACCCGACCTTCATCCAACCGTGGCCCAAAATTAGAAAGTCTTTAACCGTGCGGCGGAACGGCTTACGATAGTCGTGATGCCGCCACAAATAGTTGACGATAGCCTCAACAAAAACGGCGCGGTCGCCGTCTTCTTCCCTGTTGGCAACCACCGTAATCTTCGGATGGTTAACCGCAACAGACGGAGCAATCACATTGATCGTAGAAAACACCAAATTGACCGAAATGCGATCAGTGGGAAGGCCAATACCGCCCACATCCCAGTACGTCTTCCCACGGTACAAGTCGATCATGCGACGCCACTTGGTTTCGTAACCCTCGTCGTGGCGCCAACGCTTCGCCATCTCCAAGCGTTCCTTAGTGTTCTCGTAACGCTCTGAACGGCTCTTTCGTGCCATAACCTATACCCAACGTTGTCCAACGTACACAGGGTCTTTCCCCGCTGCACGCGCTTCCGATAGTAACTTCTGTTCGCGCTGCTTCAACGTCATATGTTGCTCATCAGGTGG